CAGGAAGCTGCTCTCTTGAAGTTTGTTTTTGTAGTGTGGTAAAGGGCTGCGGGCGTTCCGGGTAAGTTGAAGTTTTAGTGTAATGCCGGGACGTTGTTGCGCCTGCCTATATCTTATTTGTTAAACTAGGTTGGTTTTTGGGTTGCAAAATTAAAAAAATAGCCTTATATTTGTATATACACTATTACAAGATGTCAAAAAGTAAGCATACAACATTTAGATTTAACGAAACAATAAAGACGGAGTTTAAAAACGAATGTTTTTTGAACGGAATCGATATGACAGAAGCTATCGAGAGTCTTATGGTTTCATATATTAGAATTTCAAAAAAACGAAGAGATGAAGAACTTGAACATGAAGGATGTAAAAAGAGTTAAATTATGCAAAAGAATAACAAACAAAAGGGAAAAGAAACAAAGAGAGATGACATTTTTCAGGAAGCATCCAAATCTCCTGTAAAAAAAACAATCATTACTCTAGATGATGCGGATGTTATAACGGAATCTAATATACTTGTTAAGTATGATAAAACAACACGCAAGACATTTAATGAATTAAAAACGGCGGTTGATAATGAACATGCAGAACGCTTTAATGATTTACTCCACTCTTTACCGGATAGGGAATTTGTAAGAGTATATTTGAAAGTGTTAGAATTCTTTAAACCTAAAGTTATTCGACAATTAGGAGACGGAGACCCAACTAAAGATACAGATATAACAATAACTATAAAACGATAAAATATGGGAGTAATGGGAGGTAGCGTAAAGCTAGGACGTAACAAAAAAAAATGTGTTAACTATTTCTTAATGATGAGGAGAGTTACAAATAAGCAACGAAAATTAATTAAGCATGTTTCTAATCATGAGAATGATTTGGATGCTAAAAAAAGTTTAAAATCAATTAAAAATCTAAAACAATAATTATCATGGCAAAAAAGACTTACACACGAGCACAATTAGTAAAGGCAGAATTAGAATATCGTTTAAATTTCGAGAAAAACCCGGAGGGATTTGCTGAAGCTGAGAATCATCCCTCTTTAAAGCAATCGGGACACAATATTGATTATTTATTATCTTTAGTTAAATAATTATGAGCCCAACAGAAACAAACACACACCAAAAATTAAAGGAATTAGAAGCCGTTGTTAAAGTCCCTGATTATTCTAAGGATAAAAATGGGTGGGTTTCCTTTAATGTAAACAAACCTAAAAAGAAATTAAGGAAGTATATTTCAGGATTAGCACAAGTTTTATGCTCTAGAAATAAACAAACTTACAAGACAAACCGTGAAACCCTTATTAAATACTACAATCAAGATGGTTTGGATGGTATAAGAAGAGTAATGTTTATTAATTTAATCGAAAAACGAAATGGATAAAAATATACACGCTGATGTAACAGGACAATCCGAGGATGCTTTACAACAAAAATGTTTTTTTTGGTTTTGGAATGAATATGATTTTTTAAGAAGATTATTATTCTCAGTACCAAATGGAGGAGTTAGAGACCCTAAAGAAGCTAAAAAATTAAGATTAACCGGGTTAACTCCGGGAGTATCTGATTTTATATTTCTTTACAGAGGAGTAGCTTACTTAATTGAATTAAAAAAAGATTTAAAAGCAAAACAAAGTAGAGACCAAAAGATTTGGCAGAAAGATGTTGAAGCTCAAGGATTTATTTACTTTATAGTAAGGAGTTTAACGGAATTTAAAAGTTTAATCAATTCAATTGTACAATAATGGGAACAAGTAGGAAGGATATATTAACACTAATTCATGTAGCATTTTTCTATTTACTAGGAATAGTGTTAACGATAATATTTATTATTAAAAAACTGATTTATTTATGGAAACTAATATTTTAAGATTATGGGGTGTCGTATTTTTTTTTGGATAATGAGCCTCTTTGGCTGTTATGATAATGTAGAACCGGTGCATGCTGTATCGCTTCAATCAAAAATAGAATATACCGCTAAAGAGAAGGAACTAATTAATGAAATAAATGAGTATAGAAGACAAAATTTCTTACAAGAATGTTCAACAGACAATTATTTATCATCATTAGCATACGAACATAATTTATATATGATTTCGCAAGGGAAGCCATCACATGACAATTTTAATGAGAGAGTTGCAGATATTGGATTAATAATGAACATTAAAACCGCTGCTGAAATTATCTCTTATGGTTTTATGACAACCGAGGTTATTGTAAATAAATGGTCTAAATCAGAATCACATAGAAAAGTACTTGAAAATCCGAGTTTTAATTGTATGGGATTAGCAGCTACTTTTGGGGCAAATGGAAGATTATACGTAACCAATATATACATAAAACAATGACACAAGATAATTTAGATACAATTTACACTTATATAATTTTACTGCTTGCATTTTGGAAGTTGGTTGAAATTGTAATACATTTTTTCAGAACTATATTTTCTTAAACTATGGAAATGTTATGTACAGATACCTTTGAGAAGACGTGGGATGTTTATAAAAAATGTTCTAATCAATGGGATATAGATAATAATACTAGAGTTGTTATAAAACCTATATATCGGTACAGACAAATAGTTTCAATGGGGGGCTCAAGAAGCTCTAAAACATATTCAATATTACAGATTTTGTTATTAGAAATGATGACAAAAAAACGGATAAAAATTACCGTTTGGAGAAAAACAAAAGTCGATTGTCGAGCGACTGTTATGGAGGATTTTGAAGAAATTATTATGTTCGATTGGAGTGTTTATAAAGATATTAAAGTAAACAAGCAAACAGGAACATTTACATATATGCCGACAGGCTCTAAAATTGTATTCGAAGGAACAGAAGACCCGGGCAAAGTACACGGTTCAAAACAACATATTTCATATTTTAATGAGATTACAGAATTTTCTAAAGCAGTTTATTTACAAATCACACAAAGAACATCAGACCGGATATTTTGTGATTATAATCCTAGTAAGAATTTTTGGCTAGAAAGTTACAGACAAGATGATGATACATGTTTTATTCACTCTACATTTAAAAACAACTCTTACTGCCCGCCAAATATTGTAAAACAATTATTATCTTACGAGCCTTGGGTATCAGGGAGTTATGAAGTTGATGGTTTTAACCTTTTCTATAACGGACAACCGGTTTCAGTTTTAAATCAACCTCCACCTAATGAGTATAACGTAAAAAGAGGGACTGCAGATGTTTATATGTGGCTCGTTTATGGTTTAGGGATAGGTAGTGAAAAACCAAACAAAATATACAAAGGATGGAGACCTATAACTCAAGAGCATTATGATAGTTTAGATTATCTTGCTTATTTTGGATTAGATTTTGGAGCAAGTAATCCAACCGCTTGTATTGAAGTAAAATATGATGGTGATGGTGCTTTTTATATTTGCGAAAGATTATATAAGCCATTACAAGATTTAGCAGATTCACTTCCAACAGCTATAAAATTACTCGTTCCCGAGATAATAAAAGGAAGTTCATTGATAGTTTGCGATTCTGCTAGACAAAGTTACATTGATTTGCTTTTAGATGACAGCTATATGGCAGTTGGTGCTAGAAAAGGAGGAGGAAGTGTTGAAGTTGGTGTAACATTAGTACAAGGATTTACAATTTACTACGTGCCGAGTACTAATTTAACCTATGAATATGATAATTATTCTTGGATGATTGACCGTTACGATAAAAGTACAGATGTGCCTCTCAAATTAGATGACCATTTAATGGATGCATTAAGATACATTATAAGCTATTTAGTTGAGTATTTACAGATAAAAACATAATTACGTTTGCTTTTCCCTTTGATTCGGATAAATATTTTTGATGATAAGGGATTTTTTTGAGTAAAAACGCCTTTTGATTGGTATTTGTCATTTTTTTTCCTTAAATTCGTTGAAAATCGTATAGGATGTCATTTAATTTACCAAGATTCAAATTTCCTTTTTTTGAAAGGAGTATAGGTGGAGATGTATTTTATCAAATAAGTAAGCATAATGATTGGGGAGTTTTAGGAGGAACAAATATTAGTGTGGCTCAAAACCATCCAATTTTAACACCGGCATTACTATTTGTTGCAAAATTATTCTCTCAGGCTAATTTTTACATTGAAGATGAATCCGGAAAAAGAATAAAAAAACACCCACTACTTCAATTATTAAAAAATCCAAACTACTTCCAAACGCAAAACGACTTCTTAGAAGCATTAATGTTCGGTCAAATAGCAGAGGGAGTTGCTATAATTTACAGAAAATCCATACCCGGATTTAAAAAAGAAAAAACACTTTATCTTTTAGACCCTAACTTAATTGAGTATCCTGATGATTTCAGAACTAAATTATTATCTGCAAACGAAAATCACTCAATCCAAAAAACAAAAATACTTTACGATAGAGATGGAGAAAACATAAAAATATCAATTAAGGATTTACTATTTTTTTATGACTTACCAAATGGATTAAATACAGAGAATTTATTTGAAAACAAATCTAGGATTGACGGTTTAAAACAAACTTTAACAAATACAAAAGATAGTTTACTAGCTAAGAATATTATATTAAAAACAAACGGTAAAGAATTAATTACAGGAGGTAGCAAAACAGATTTTCCATTAAGTACTGAAGAAAAGGCAGATGCCGAGGCTTTATTTCATTTAAACTATGGAGTGGGAAAAGGGAGAAAAAGAGGTATTATTACAAAAGCTAAATTAAGTTGGCAATCACTACACATAGCATTAAGAGATTTAGGACTTGACGAAAGTGTTAAAGTTGATGGAAATCTCATATACACAGCACTACACATACCAAAAGATATTTTATCGCTCGAGGCTAAGAAGACAACATATAACAACTTCAAGGAGTCTATGGTTTCATACATTCAGAATGAAATGCAATCGAGCGTTGATTCAATTTGTGCCGTTTTACAAAAAATGATTCCGGAGGAAAATTTAACAATCAGAGGAACATTCGACCATTTACCAATTATGCAATTCATATTAATAGAAAAATATGAGGGAGTTGAGCAACGAGGAGTTGCTCTTGCTGCGTTAAGGAATGCCGGACTACCTGATGAAGTTTGTTTGGAATTATGTGATTTTGAAGAAGGAATTAAATTAAACGAAATAATAAAACCCGTCGAGACAAATGAAGGAACAGGAAAAAAAAGACGCCAACAGAGAACGGCTCTTAGAAATCAGGAAAATGGATTCTCGCAAGAAGAAATTAATGAAAGACAAAGTATTAATTAATAAAAAATAAATAGAATGGGAGTTAAATTAGAAATTTCAGGAAATTATTTAAAGTGGACAAATGGTTCAGGTAATCCTGCTCGTTATCCGTATAGACAAATACGTTTTTACGCTAACGATGCAAATGAATATATTGAACTTTTTACCAAGGATTTAAATGGGAGATTAACGTCAAGAATCCCCTTTGAGGATGAAGCGTCAGAGGGTTCAGTAACAATCGATACAACATCCCCAACAGAAGCAAGCGGGACAGTTGTAATGGCTTCTGCAGTTGCAGTAGAATTAGCAAGTGGTACAGTGCAGTTTAATACAGCATTGGCAAATGTTTTTTCAACAGCAACAGCACAATGTACATCGGTTGTAGGATTAGATTTTGCGAGTGGAACAGTTATTTGTGCATCCGCAATTGAAGGAGATACCGTTATAGCAAATGGTTTGGTTTATACCGCAGTAAATGGTGCAAAAGCTGATAATACAGAGTTTTCAGTAGACACCGGCGATACAGAAACCGGAACAGACTTAGCGGATTCAATAACAAACGATTCAAGAAGCGGGGATGTAGATGATATAACCGCAGTTTCAGTTACCGGAACGGTAACGATAACATCAACAGTTAGAGGAACAGGAGGGAATGCAATCCCTTTAAGCTCGAGTGATGGAACTCGTTTAGCAGTTTCAGGAGCAGTACTAAGTGGTGGTACTGATGGAGATACTGTTACAATAAACGGTTTAGTTTACACGGCAGTAGTTGGAGTGAAGGCTGATAATACAGAATTTAGTGCCGACACCGGCGATAATGAATGTGCAGCAGATTTAGAGGACTCTATAACGAATGATGTACGCTCGGGAACATTAGGCATAGTTAGCGCAAGCGCAACAACCGATACAGTAACTTTAACATCAGACCAAGCAGGAACAGGAGGAGATGTTATCACATTAGCAGAAACCGGAACTACTATTACAATAAGTGGTGCAGTTTTTAGCGGTGGAGTTGATGCTGATATTGTTTCTATAAACGGATTAGATTATACAGCAGTTGCAGGTGTTAAATCAGATAATACAGAATTTAGTATTGATACATCAAACGATGCAGCTGCAACGGACTTAACGGATTCAATTAATAATGACGTAAGAGTTGGTACATTAGATGACTTAACTGCAAGCGCATTAACCGATACTGTTACAGTAACTCAAACAGTTGGAGGAGCAGCCGGTAACGCTACTACCTTAACATCGACAGGAGGAGCAAGAGTTGTTTTAAGTGGCGCAGTTTTTACCGGAGGAGTTACAGCCGATACAGTTGAATGTAATGGATTAACATATACCGCAGTTGCGGGAGCAAAAAGTGATAATACTGAATTTTCAATCGATACATCAGATGATGCAGCGGCAACGGATTTAGCTGATGCAATTACAAACGATGCGAGAGCCGGAGTATTAAATGATACAACCGCAACCGCAAATACTGATACCGTAACAATAACAACTTCAGTAGGTGGAGTTGTAGGAAATGCGACAACCTTATCTTCAAGCGATGGGACTCGTTTAGCAGTTTCTGCAGCGAATCTAGAGAATGGGGCTGATGATGCAGAAATCACAATGATAAGCGTTAATTCAGTAGATATTATGAGTTCAGCAGAATCTAACGATGGTGATATAAACGCATTAGCGGCATTAGTAGCAGCTAATATTACAGCACATACATCTGTACCTAATTACACTGCAGTTGCAGTTGATGAGTTAATTACAATTACACCCGATGATGAAGATACCGATGTTAATGGATATGTTGTTACGGCAACAGTTTCAAATGCAACGGCTACCGAAGTTGATATGGCAGGAGCGACAGCCTCAATATTAACATCTGCCGGAGTACCATTCGCATCTTGGACTGTTTTAATTGATTGGCTAGAAGATAACACCGGAGGAGATTTAATAACGTAAAAAAATAAATTATGAGACCTGATATACCAAAATTTGAAACTAAAGCCGAATTATTTAATTGGCTAAGAGAAAATAAAGACGATATACTTTATCAGAAAAAATCAGAATTTAAAATGGCTGATGGATTTTGTGCGAACGTAGGTCAATTAAAAGACTTAAATGTTAGCAAGGCGGATAATACTGATAGCGAAGTTGTTAAAGTACGTGCTATTATTAATACGACTTATATCAGGGATTCACATAAAGATGTTCATATAGATGGTATTTGGAAAAAAACTCTTCAAGAGAATAAACGGATTAAACATTTACAAGAGCATCAAATGTCTTTTACAAAAATCATAGCTGATAAAGAAGATTTAAGAGCGTTTACTAAAAAATATGATTGGAAAGAATTAGGCTATGATGTAGAGGGTAAAACTGAAGCATTAGTATTTGATTCAACAGTAAAAAAATCTCGAAACGCAGAAATGTTTAAAGAATATAAAGAGGGAAATGTTGATAATCATTCAGTCGGAATGCATTATGTAAAAATTAAATTTGCAATGGATAGTACTGAAGAAGATGATGAAGACTTGAAAGCTGAATTTGATAAGCATATTGATAAAATTGCCAACAAAGAGGAAGTACAAAAAGATGGATATTTTTGGGCTGTTTACGAAGCTAAAGCAATTGAGGGTTCGGCAGTACCGATGGGGAGTAATCAAATTACACCAACATTAAATATCCCAAAAGAGAATATTATAAAAGAAAATTTACATGAAAAAGCGATAAAAAATTGGTTGACTAAATAGCCGGGAGAACCACTATTCATCAATAAAAAATTAAGCCGACATGAGTCACTTAAATTAAAAATTAATTATTAACAATAATACTTAAAATTATGACACCTGAAGAAATGCAATCAATGCTAGACGCTAAATTTACGAAAGTCCAAAATGACTTATCAGAAGCTCAAGCTAAAAATGCAAGCAAAGAAAAGTTACAGGAGTGTATTACAGCAGTAGAAGTACAAGGGACTTTACTTGAAGATTTTATCGAGGAGCAAAAAGCTAAAAGTATAAAAGGAATTTTAGGTCAATTCGGAGATTTTATTATAGCTAACAAAGAAAAGTTAGAAACAATGAAACAAAATAAAGCCGGAGAGATTACCTTTATACCTAAAGCAGCAGCCGATATTACGACCTCGAGTGGTTCTGATATTGATACTGTTCCATTAGATGTAAGCACAAATCTTGGACACTTTAATTTAAGAAACGACAACAATTTGTTAGCACTTTGTTCCGTTTCAAGTACGAACTCGCCTAGTTATCCTTATACAGAATTGACACCCAAAGAAGGTGGATACGCTTTTGTTGCCGAAGGAGGAACTAAGCCTAAACAGGATTTTAAATGGGAAAACCGTTATGAAACTCCTAAAAAAGCAGCAGCTTATGAAGTTTTGACTGAGGAATCTGTAACAGATTACCCAAGATTAATGAGCGTTGCTAGAGAATACCTAGTTAAACAACACGATTTATTTAAAGTTAATGCGATATTTTTCGCTGATGGAACAGGGGACAACCCAACCGGTGCAACCGTTTACGGAAGAACTTTTGTTTCGACTGACATGGTGGATGTATTTCCATTAGGAGGTTCTAACTTTATGGATGTTGTTAACGCATGTATTACAGACGTTTATAGAACACAAGGTTTTACAAACGAAGAACATTATCAACCAAACATTGTATTAATTAATCCGATTGACTTCTTTGTTCAATTAGTTGGAGCTAAAGATGGTAATGGTTTACCATTATACCCTCAAGCAGGATTATTTAATGAAGTGAGAATTGGTGGAGTAAGAATCAAACCTTGGATTAAAATTCCGGTAGGTAAGATTTTTGTAGCTGATATGAAGAAATATAACGTTGTTAATTATGTACCTTTCTCTATTAGAGTTGGATGGATTAACGACCAATTTATTACTAACAAATTTACGTTAGTAGGAGAATCACGTTATTTCCAATACGTGAAGAACCTAGACCAAGCAGCTTTTATCTATGATACAATAGCAACAGTGCAAGCAGCCATCACGGCAGCTTCGTAATGTATAATTATATATTAACCTTAAATAATAATCAAGATGAGTACAGACAAGAAAAAACCAACGACAGGAATGTTCGAAGTGAAATTTTTAGTAGATAATGGGGCAAATAAAAAAGGGATGACGGAAGTTTATCACGCCTCAACTGCGCACACTTTGGAAGAGAAAGGAATTGTAAAAATAGTGAAAGCTATTAAAAAATACATTCCTAAAACAATGAAAAGATAATTTTTAACACTCTTAATTATGATTACCGATAACACATATTACATAAATGAACTTTATATACCTCACGCAAAACCGTCCATATCTTCGGATGTGACGACTGTTTCTGCAGAGTTAAATGATTTTATTGAGGAGTATGAAAGGGAATGTTTAATTAAGAGTTTAGGAGAACTTTATATTGAATTTGAGTCGCAACTTGACTATTCTGAAACTAATGGATTAAAATCCGGAGCAGATAGTAAGTGGGACGATTTACTTAATGGGAAATCATATACAGACCCATCAGGAAAAAGCGTTCAATGGAGAGGAATTCGTTTTAAAAAAGTATCATCAGATACTAAGCCAACACGTAGTTTTTTGGCTAATTATGTTTATTACAACTTCGAAGAGAACTATAATAGTTTTCGTTCGGGGACAGGAAATGTAAAAAAGCCAAAAAATGTGGAGGTAGTAAGCCCTGCGCCGAAAGTAATTAAAGCGTGGAGAAAAATGGTTGAAATGATACAAGGACGAGAACCACAAGGAAATGTACTCGTGAGGAGAATGGGAGTCGGAGTTGATTGGTATAATGAAAACAGAGAGGTTAGCCTTTATAAATTCATTAACGATATGAATGACGAAACCGCTGATACTTACGAAAATTTTACCCCGGGTTATTGGGATGGAATGAAAAATCAATTAGGAATATAATGTTAGCAAAAGACACCATAATAATAGAGGACAGATTAGAGGAGCTTATGGCTTATCTACCCGAGCAAGTCTTGGGAAGTGATTCTTTTAAACCGGTTTTTAAAGTCGGCGATGAAGATGATTTATTTGCATTTTTTAAAAAATCAGAGAGTAATTCAAATTACCCTTTGGTATGGTTGCAAATGCCTTATTTGGAAGAACATATTAACAGAAGGAAAGTTGAAGTTTCTTTAACTCTCGTTTTAGCGGTGCAAACCAATGTTAATATGCTAAACTCTGAAAGAATGGAGTTAGTTTTTAAGCCAAAATTATATCCCTTACTTGATAACATAATTGATATTTTTAGGGTTGGGAATACTATCACACACGATGGTAATTTCAGCATCACAAAATTTACTAATTACTCAAACGAGAATAATACGGATGAGAGTGAATTTACTGATGTTTGGGATGCAATAAAACTAATTATCAATGTTGTTATTAATGACGATTGTTTAAGAGTAATTAAATTATAATATTATGACACGAAAAAAAGTATTCAAAGGGGTTGTTTTAACTAAGTTTAAGATTGGGAAGATTTATGAAATAAGTAAACCTTTTCAAACAACGGACAAAAAATTATACAACCATTTAATTAACACAAAAAGAATTAAGTAATGAGTTTAGAATCAATAGTTGACAAAAAATTATCATGTGGAGGCGCAAACGCCGACACCGGTAAGAGAGGTTGTCAGATAGAATGGGGAACACCTCTCCATGTTATCGGGATGACAAAAGGGACAATTATGCCGAAAGAAACTGAATTTAATAAGACGTATATCGACTTACAGATTCAGGCAGGAGTATTTGTTCCATTGATAGGAGCAGAATCATTTGATAACAATTCAAGTGAGGATGCCATAACTACTAATAGCCGAGGCGTTGACCGATTAAATACTCTTGGATTACCTAAATATGAGTTTGGGTATGAAGAAGGGCATGAATTTTATCGAGAAATGTCTAAATTAACCTCTTTCAAATCTCTAGATTTCATCTTTGCGGATGAACAAGGAAATTGGAGAATGGCTAAAAGAAGTGACGGAGATTTCGAAGGCTTTACAGCAGGACAAGCAATAGCGATGATGACTAAAACTAAAACTTTAGGAGGAGACCCTGAATCTAAATCATATTCAATCCAATTATTGGATAGAATCCAATGGGATTTGAATTATGTATTTGCATTAAGGTCTGCACTTGACTTCGCACCGGAAGAAATTGATGGTGTAAATGGAGTTACATTTGCAATTGCAACAGCACCGTCCGCAGCAGCCACATCATTCGAATTTACAGCAGTATTAAAAGCTGATGGAGTTACTCCTGTTGAGGGATTAGTTTTAGCAGATATTATATATACTGTGGATGGAGTTGACGGAGTAGCAACAGATTTAGTAGAGGGATTACCGGGCGTTTATACGGTAACTGTTCCTGCAATCGGATTAGGTGAGGTACTAGGTATCGCAACCTTTGACGCAGGAGTTAATAAATATGTTGTAATTAATAGCGGAATATTATATCGTGGGGATATAGTAACCGTAACGGCAGTAGCTTAATATATTAAACTACTAATGGTTAATAGGAGAAGGGTTGGTTTTTTAATCGACCCTTTTTTTAAAACAAGATAATGGCAAATATACCTATTGAATTTTTCGGCGGTAAAATAGCGGGGGATACTCTTGATAACGTTATTTATGACCTTACTCAAAAAACGAGAGGACTCGATAAATTTATCGATTCTACCATTGAAAAGAATGGAGGTTTCATACTTCAAAAACTAAAACTTCGATTGTGGAATAAAGGAATTGGGGGAGATGGCTTGAAACTTATCAATTCTGAATCTAAAGGTAAGAAATGGCGACAAAAATATGCTATGTGGAAAAAAAGGATGGGATATAGGTCAAGTCCTGTAAATCTTAGGCTTACCGGCGCATTTTGGGATAGCATGAAAGTTTTTAGTCGTAAAGGAATAGTTACAATTAAAGCGTCAGATGAAAAAACTCCTCTATTAATAAGGAAATTCGGAGAAAATATCTTAACTTTAACAGATGAGGAGCAGTTATGGGTTGTTAGAACAATTGTCGAACCTGCTGTAACAGAGTTTCTCGGATTATAAAAAGAACGCATAAACTACAAGATGAGTAGACCTAACAATTCCACACCTACGGAATTAAACTACTTAAAGCGGGATTAACCATTTAAAAATAAAGAAGATGAAAATTTACAAAAGTTGTAATACTCTCTCGATTCATAATTTTTTTCAAGTATTTAAAGATAACGATTACAGATATTTAATAATTGGATTTGATGATGAAAATGATGAGTTTAAACTTTCCAATAAAAGGGAAGAGGAATTAAAAGAAATATTTAAAGACATTTATTATAAATATGCTGAATTAACTGAAAACCATAAATTACTAGCGATTTTTAAAAAACAGTTTTTAATTGAACAATGGGAGTTTATTTATAAGATGATTGTTAATTCAATTTATTTTTATGTAAAAAGTGGGGATGTTGAATTTCTTAAATCAATAAATCGACTTGAAGAAAATAAGTACAAAATTAATTTAGATGAATCGCTTGATAAGGAAATTGAAGTTTTAGTTAGAAAAATGAAAGGTCTAAAAACTAAGATTAATATTTTTAAGATAAAACTAAATAAATCAATGACAGCGAAAAAAAAGCAGCCCGAGGTTGATTTAGAGAAAACAGCTATTTTTTTAGAAAGACATTTAGAATTAAAAAGACCGGTAGACCCAAAAGAAACGAGCATAACACGATGGGTTCACTTAACAAATATGAGTAAGGAAAAAACAAAAAATCATGCAAGAACTAAGAGTTGATACTAAGAAAGCGGTAAAGGAGATGAACGCCTTGATTGATAAGTTTGTTAAATTTAAAAAAGAAATTACCGGAACAGCAGGACAGGCAAGTGCCGGTTTTAAAAAAATAGAAACATCAATTGTAGGTTTAAAAAAAGCCTCAAACGATTTAATGGTTCAATACATTAAATTAGACAAGTCTTTTAAAAATGTAACTAAATCTCAAAAAAGTTTTGTAACTCAAACAAGGAATTTAAAAATACAACTTAAAGAAACAAGAGCCCAACTAGCATCAGTAAATGCTCAAATGGATAAAATGAGGGCAAAAAGTAAAGGAGGTTTCTTTTCAGGGATATTGAGGGGAACTCAAAGTTTAATAGCGGCATTCGGAATTTTATCAGGAGTAATGTTATTTACTCGAGCGATTCAAAATGCGTTCTTACTTACAAAGCAATTAGACTCAATGGCATTCGCCATGAAAGCGGTTATTACTGAAGCCGTGGAATTAGCACAAACAGAATTATGGTTGAAACAAATCACTGCAGATTTTGGTGCTGAATTAATTACTACAACAAACCGTTATATTAAATTTAGAGCAGCAGCAAATCAAGCCGGATTAACTGCAAAAGAAACGCAAGAAATTTTTGGTACAATGACTAAGGCAGCCGGTGTTTTAGGTTTAAGGACTGATGAATTAACAGGAGTTTATCTTGCTCTTGAACAAATGATTTCTAAAGGTAAAATTACAACGGAAGAATTGCGTAGACAGTTAGGTGAGAGATTACCGGGTGCTATGGATATTATGGCAAACTCATTAAAAGTTACCACGGCAGAATTAGATGATATGATGAAAAAAGGTACAATCATAACTAAAGAGGTTCTTCCGGGATTTGCTAAACAAGTTGAGATTGCTTTTGGACTTAAAAAAATTAGAAGAGTTGATACTTTACAAGCAGCGACAATTCGTTTGAAAAACGCTTGGACTATTTTGGTTGAGGATTTCAAAAAAGGAAATGACGCTTCGGAAAAATTAACAGAGGTATTTGATTTACTTGCAGAGAATTTAGCTAACGTTATGGAGTTGGGTTATGAATTAATAAAAATGTGGGTTCTTTATAAGGTTGCAATGCAGTACACTATTGTAAATACTAGGTTGTTAGCATTAGTAAACACTTTACTTTCAGCATCTTTTTATAGAAATATAATAGCAGTAGTTGCTCATAAAGCAATGTTAATTTCTCTTAATATAGCAGCATTAGGATTAATAGGAACTTTGCGACTTCTTTGGGCTACATTGTTAGCGCATCCTTTAGGAATATTAATTGCTATTGTAGCCGGGTTAATGTGGGCATTTAGAGATTTAAACGAAGATATTTTAAAAACGAGTGATGCTATAAATAAATTATCAGCCAAAAATAGAGATTTAACAAAATCTAATTTTGAATTAGAAGGTAGTTTAAAGGATTTAATTGATAGGTACAAACAATTAAAAGATGCAACAAACGAATTAACTACGGATGAACAATCAGAACTTAAAAATATAATCGAGGATATAGGGAAAGCTATACCTCAAGCAGTTTTAGGTGTGGATGAATTTAACCGAGCTTTAGATATTTCAATCGATAGGGCTGATGATTTACTTGCAAATATGCAAAAATTAACAAGACTTCAAGCTGATGCCGGATTAGAAATTCAAGAGAAAAACATTGTAGATATGGAGAAAGCCGTTGCCTCATTAAATACAGTATTTGGAGCGACTATTGATGGAATCGGACAAGTTGTTGTAGGGGCAGATGGACTGCCTAAAATATTCACGGCTCTAGCAGCACCTTTAGAAGATTTAGACAAACAACAAACCTTACTTTTTCATAATTGGTTATCAGGAATGAAATCTAATA